TATTAGAACGCGCAATCAAAAATATAATTTTTATAAAGTTACAAAATATATCTTTATAAAAAATATAATATTTAAATATATATATATATATATATATATGAAATTGAATAATGAAATGTTATTAATAACAACTTTGATTTTATTTATTATATTATTTATTTTTTATAATAATTATGAATTTTTCAAAACTATAAAAAAGACAATAACTAATAAAAAAAAAACACCTGTAGTTAATAAAAAAACTACACCTAGGGTTATTAAAAAAAACACAGGAAAAATTAATAAAAACCTACCAATTATTAGTAAAAAAATATCAGCAAATAAAAAAAAAATATCAAATAAAAAAAATGTACGTACAATTATTGCACCAAGATTGATTAAGGTAGTCCCTAATACATTAAAAGGATCAATTCACTCAAGTCAATCATACCAGAGCATTCAACCGAATCAAAGTGAAGAAATAAACCAATTTAGCCAAGATGTTCAAGCAAATCAAGTAGATCCTGCAGATCAATTAATTCCGGCGATCCAACGTAGACCTTCATCTTTACAACCATTATTACCTATATTGCAAACTTTGACTCAAACTTTACCATTGCCATTAATTACTTCATATCCAGCACCAATACTATTAAATATAAATGAATTAACTCCTGAAGAGATAAGTAATATTATAAAACAAAATGATCTAGATAAAATGACATGTGATACTAATAAAAAATTAGAAAAAACGAAATGTGATATTGAAATGAAATACGCAACGCTCCAATGTAAAAAAAAACTGACCGATGCAACAATACGTAGAAAATTATACAATAAAACAGGATCAATTGATTTTATCAGACCACCTGGTATTAAATCGGATACATCTAAAATTCAAACAGTAGATATATCTCAACAATATTCCTATCAACCAAATCAGGTATCTCAACAATATTCTAATCAACCAAATCAGGTATCTCAACAATATTCTTATCAACCAAATCAGGTATCTCAACAATATTCTTATCAACCAAATCAGGTATCTCAACAATATTCTTATCAACCAAATCAGGCATCTCAACAGAATCAGGCATCGCAACAATATACATCTCAACAGGATCAGGCATCACAACAATATTCTAATCAATCAAATCAAGCATTGCAACAATATTCTAATCAATCAAATCAGGCATCACAAGAATATTCTTATCAACCATCTCAAGCGTCACAACAAGCGTATAGTGATCAATTATTATTATTATACACTTTCAAACCAAGTACTTTTAATAATTTAAGTTTGGTAAATAGTGGTAATTTATCCGTCACAACTAAATTATTTAATTTACCATATATTTCAAATAATTTTTTAAATTTAGATGGTGTAAATCAATATGCTTCAATTGATTCATTAAATATAGATGCATCTAATGATATTACATTTTCATTTGTATTAAAATCAAATAATAATAAAACTTATGCAAGAGTTTTTGATTTTGGAAATGGTCCTGCTGCAGATAATATTATTTGTTATATTATTGATAATAAATTAGGATGTACTGTATATAATGGTTCAAGTGTTGATGAAAATAATGTTTCAGTTATTGATATAAATGATAATATACCAAGACAAATAGTTTGGACTATCAGTAATAATACGTGGTCTGTTTATGTAAATGGTACTTTAACTTTTACAAAAGCGAATAAAACTGCAATTAAAAATGTAACAAGAATTAAAAATTATTTAGGTAAAAGTAATTGGGATGAAAATCCATTATTTAGGGGATCCATTAGTGATTTTAGAATGTATTATAAAAAATTATCTACCAGTGATTTATTATCATTATATAATAATAATATCTTAAATATTGATAATAATAATAATGCTAATTATCTTGATGGTTTAGAATTTAATATTTATGAAGGTTATTTTGATGATAATATTAATTTCACTAAAAAAGCTTCGCCTAAAACTGGTATTAATGATACTACAGGATTGTGTACTACGATTGCAAGTTTGAAAGAAGGTACATCTGGTCTTATTGTTGAAAATTCAAAAATTCATAATTTTACAGTGGAGTGGGTTGGTTATTTCAAAACAGGTTCTAATGGTGCTGGTAATTGGGTATTTTATACAGAATCAGATGATGCAAGCTTTTTATGGTTAGGTGACACTGCTTTGAGTAATTATACAGTTACTAATGCAATTGTTCAAAATGGTAAACAACATGGTACACAAAAAGTAGGTTCAACACCTATAACTTTATTAGCTAATGCATATTATCCAATAAGAATTATATTTGGTGAAAAAGGTGGTAATTTTAATGTAGTTGTATCATATAAACCGCCTTATCAAGATGCGTTGATCACTAGTGGTAATTTTTGTACTTTAGTACAAACGCATCCAATTTTAAATGTTATTAGCTTATTAAATACGGATGCTTCGTTATATTATTCATACATTTTTAATAATGCTACAATAACTGGTACTGATTTAGTCAATAAGATATCTAATGTCAAAGATGCCGTATTATCATCTAAATCAATAAATATATCACTTGCGAATGAATTAATATTAAATAGTGAAAATAAAGAATTTATAACATTACCAAAATTTACACCAACTGCAAATGGCTTATCATTCTCATTTTCTTTTGCATCGAATAATAATAAACGATGGGCAAGAATATTTGATTTTGGCAATGGTGCAGAAAGTGATAACATATTATGTCATACAAATAGTGATGGTTTTAGTTTTATAGTTTATAATGGGAAAAATATGGATACAATTAATAATGTAATACCTGAATTGAATGATAATGTAAAACGACATGTAGTATGGAATATTATTCCACTAAATGGTAAAGCTAAATGGGAAATTTTTGTAAATGGTAAAATGATAGTAAGTGAAATAGGGAAAAAATATGTCAGTTTAGTTGAATTAACGAAAAATTACATTGGTAAGAGTAATTGGGAGGATAATCCATATTATTCAGGTATTATTGATGATTTTAGAATGTATAATCGTAATTTAAGTTTTGTTGAAGTGGTTGCATTGTGTTCACAATCAATTTATAATTATAATAATTATAAAAAAATTAATTATGAAAATGGATTAAAATTTAATATTTATAATGGATATTTTAATGATAATACAGATTTTACTTTAACAGCTCTCCCTAAAGAAGGATTATCCGATACAACCGGTGTAATTACTGACTTTACCGATTTAGGAACTGCTACTAATTTAATAACACCTCCAACTCAGAATGTTCATGATTTTACTGTAGAATGGTTTGGATATTTATATACTGGTAATAGTAATTTTGGTAAATGGTTATTTAGTACTAATTCAGATGATGCAAGTTATTTATGGATTGGTGATATTGCAATTAGTGGATATAATAAAGACAATGCAACGGTAAAAAATGGTAAACCACATGGAATGAATAAAGTCACAGGTAATATGTTATTATTACCAAATTCTTATTACCCTATAAGAATTCAATTTGGTGAACAAGGCGGTGGATATGATATGCAAGTTCGATTTAAATCACCATATGATGTATTAAAATCAAATGGTACTGGTTATTTTTATAATATTATTAAAGCATCTAGTTCAATGGTGCCGCCCTTAAAATCGACGATAACTAGTTTGAACTCTGATTTATCATTATATTATTATTATTTATTTAATTCAGATACAGTAAAAGATACAAATTTAACTAATAAAATAACGAGTAATTCAGATGCTAAATTATCTTCGGAACTTATTAATGTTAAAAATAATAATTTGCAATTAAATGCAAATAATTTAGAGTTTGTAACATTAAAGAAATTTACACCAACTACAAACGGTCTATCATTTTCATTTTGGTTTGCATCAAATAGTAATCAACCTTGGGCGAGAATATTTGATTTTGGAAATGGTCCTGCAAGTAATAATATAGTTTGTTATATAAATAATAACAGTTTAGGATTTAGTGTTAATATTGATCTACCTGATTATTTAATACCAGATATGAATGATAACGTAAAACGTCATATAGTATGGAATATTATTCCAACAAATAATGATAAATCGAGATGGGAAATTTATGTAAATGGTAAAATAATATTTAGACAGGATAGACCAAAGTATCTAAATATTATAGAATTAACAAAAAATTATATTGGTAAAAGTAATTGGAATGAAAATCCATATTATAATGGAATAATTGATGATTTTAGAATGTATCATCGTGTATTAACAGATAATGAAGTCAATTGTCTTTACATGTATAATAATTTGAATATAAATAATAACAAGAAAACATCTTATGTAAATGGATTAGCATTTAATATTTATCAAGGATATTTTAATGATAATACAGCTTATCCGACAACTGCCGTACCAAAAATAGGTATTAGCAATATAAAAGGAATCACAACAACAATTCAACATCTTGGTGAAGGACTCGCCGGTATAGTAAAAACAAATAATTTTATATTATTAGGAGTTGGTTTGGATAATAAACTATATACTAAAGCAACTTTAAAGGATAGTTGGACTATCACAAGTGGCGCTAATTGCTGCATAGTTGATGTCACACAATTAAATAATGGAACTATAGTTGGTATCGGACTTGATCAAAAATTATGGACAAAAGATGCATTAACGGCTGATTGGATTCCAGTTGGTAATAATAGTTGTTGTGTTATTGGAATAACACAATTGTTAGATGGGACAATTGTAGGCATTGGTACTGATAAAATACTTTATACTAAAATAAAACTAACAGATGAATGGAAACAAGTTGGTAATACTTGTTGTATAATTGATATTACCCAACTTGTTGATGGAACTATAGTCGGTGTAGGTACTGATAATAGATTATATACTAAAAAAACTCTAGCTGAAAATTGGGTTATTGTAAATGATAGTTGTTGTATGATTGGGATAACTCAATACAATAATATGATAGTTGGCATAGGAACGGATAGAAAATTATATACTAAAAAAACTTTAAATGATGAGTGGATCTATGCAGGAGATAATGCCATTCCTGTTAAAGCTATTGCATCATATAATCCAGGTAACAATATGAATATGACAGATGAAGAGGCTACATGTTATTTAAATAGATATGTAGATTTAACTAACGCTTTTGGTAAATCAATACCATCAGCTATACAACATTGGAATACATTTGGTAAAAAGGAAAGTAGAGACAAATCATGTAAAGCGGTCATGGATAATTTTACGGTTGAATGGTATGGTTATTTTTATACAGGCTCAAGTCCTGATGGTAAATGGACTTTTAGTTTAAATTCTATTAATGCTAGTTATTTGTGGATTGGTAATACAGCAGTAAATGGTTATACTAAAGAGAATGCTGTTATTAATAATGGTAAGGTGCATGATATGACTATCGTTATGGGACGTATTAAATTATTAAGTAATGCATATTATCCAATAAGAATACAATTTGGTGAACAAGAAGTCAGTACTGATATTGTTTTTGCATTTCAACCTCCGGATTATAAGAAAAAATCAGACAGTGATATTGGTATAACAGATGGAACTGGTTATTTTTTTAATGCTAAACCAAATATTGAAAATAATGTAAATGAAATAGTTACAAAATTAGGTAATGATTCTTCATTATATTTTTACTTTTTATTTAATAAGAAACAATCAGTTGATAATAAAACAACTTTAATAAATATGGTTTCAAATAAACCTGCTGGTATTTTTTCAAGTAATAATATTAAAACATATTTAAATGCACTAAGTTTAAATTCAAATAATTCAGAATTTATAAAATTAGATTCTTTTAAAACTACTAATGTTGGATTATCATTTTCATTTTGGTTTACATCAATTAATAATCAAACATGGGCAAGAATATTCGATTTTGGAAATACTGCAGCTAGTGATAATTTAATATGTTTTATAAACAATAAAGCTTTAGGATTTAGTGTTTATAGTGGTGGAAATCCCGATCAAGAAAATACTTTAATAGCAGGTGTTGATGATGGTAAAATGAGATTTGTAGTTTGGAATATTATACCAACTGGTGGTGGAAAAGCTAAATGGAATATCACAATACAAACAGATGAAATTAATATTCAAACGATAAATTTAGATCGTACATATTATCCTAATGTTGTTGATAGAAATAATAATTTTATTGGTAAAAGTAATTGGAATGATCCTTATTATAATGGAATAATTGATGAATTTAGAATGTATAATCGTACATTAAATCAGGATGAAATAAATTCTTTATTTAATAGTTATTATTTTAATATTGAGAATTATAAAAAAATTGATTATAAAAATGGTTTAACCTTTAATATTTATGAACACTACTTTAACGATAATGTAAATTTTGCACGAGATCAGGCAAAAGGAGGTTTATCAGCTACTAATGGTATTACTACATCAATTGAAGATTTAGGTTTCGGTACAAATAATATAGTTCCACCTAATAAGAATGTTCATGATTTTACTGTTGAATGGGTTGGTTATTTATTTACTGGTAATAACCCAGGTAAATGGACATTCTCAACAAATTCGGATGATGCTAGTTATTTATGGATAGGTGGATATGCATTGAATGGATTTAGTAAAGATAATGCAACTGTTAATAACGGAACACCGCACGGTATGAAGACTGTATCTTCAGCACCACTATTATTACAAGCAAATGCTTATTATCCAATAAGAATTCAATTTGGTGAACAAGGCGGTGGGTATGATATGCAAGTACGATTTATTTTACCAAATGGAACTTTGGTTAAAGATGGTATTGGATATTTTTATTCAGTAATACAAGATATCGGAAATGATGATACATTAGTATTTTCATATTTATTTAATACAACTACCGTAAGTGGTAATCAACTAAAAAATTTAGCTAATCAAAAGGCAGATGCTAAATTTTCTACTGCTACACCAAATATTTATTTAAATAAATTAATATTAAATATCAAAACGAAAGATCATATTGTCTTACCACCATTTAATACAGTGTCAACAGGTATGTCATTTTCATTTTGGTTTTCATCTTTTAGTAATACAACATGGGCAAGAATTTTTGATTTTGGTAATGGTGCAGGTGATAATAATATAATATGTTACATTAATAGTGGTAGTATGGGATTTTCAATTTATTATGATGGAAATAGTGACCAGGATAATATAATTGCAAATGTAAATGATGGAACTTTATATCATATTGTATGGATTATAACACCTACAAGTAATGGTACAACATGGTCTGTTTATGTAAATGGTATTTTATATAATAATAAAAGTTATGATAGAAAATTATATCCAAAAACTGTTGTAAGAAACAGTAATTTCTTAGGAAGATCTAATTGGGGCGGTGATCCTTATTATAATGGTATAATAGATGATTTTAAAATGTATAATAAAGTTCTAAAAGAAGTTGAAGTAAAAGCATTATATAATAACTATAATTATAATATTAAAAATTATAGAAATATATTATTTAATGATGGTTTATATTTTAAAATATATAATAAATATTTTGAAAGTGTAGACTATAAAACTTTAGAATTACGAAATAATGTACCTTTAAGTACAGGTATTACAACGAATATATCTACAATAGTAAAAGGTACAAATAATAATATACTCGAAAATGATAATCATGATTTTACAGTTGAGTGGATTGGATATATATATACCGGTGTAAATGGTGCAGGAACATGGTCTTTTTCAATTAGATCCGATGATGCAAGTTATGTATGGTTTGATAATAATGCTATAAATGGATATACTTTTGAAAATGCAAATATTAAAAATGGAGGTGCGCATGCAGCAAAAGATGCAAATTTTACAACTGGTAATTTATTAGCTGAATCATATTATCCTATTAGAATATTGTTTGGTGAAAATGGAGGAGCTTATGAGATGGGATTAAAATTTAGACCACCGAATAGTAACGTTGATTTAACTGATGGTAAAGGATACTTTTTTAGTTTAGATTATGAATATTCACCATTTTCTAACCTAGTAAAAAATAAAAAACCATGGGGTATGTACAATGCTGATTATTATATGAACAATTCATTAACTGAAATATTAGGTACTGGTAAAGATGCACAATGTAAAAATACTGGATTTGGTAGAGAAGTTGGAAATGGTGCATCATCATATATATCATATTTACAGGGCGATGTTAATAGTTCAATCGTTTGGCCTACAGGAAGTGTACCTAATATATTTACAATATGTTCATTAACACGTTATATCGGTGGTACTAATGGACGTATCTTACAAGGAGTAAATACTAATTGGCTACATGGACATTGGAATAATAATAGAGGTGTTGTGCATTATAGTGATTGGCGAACCAAATATGAGAATAAAACCAATCTAAATGACTGGTTAATAACATGTGGTACAAATGATAAAAGTGTTGCTAGTCCTGCGAATATTTTAGTAGATGGTATGTCTTTAGGTACAGTAAATGGTGGTACTGGTAATGATGCATTAACAATTAATGCAGCTAATCCATATCCGAATGAGAAATCAGATTATAAATTTTCACAATTAATTATTTGGGATCAAGTATTAGTACCCGATGAAATGGCGATAGTTACAAATGCATATAATAATTATTTAATAACAGGTGTATCTATTGAAAGACAATTAAAATTACAATTATGTAAACGTTGTCAAGTTGGGAATGGTCAAACCGCAGTATATGGTAAAATCATTTCTACTTCTGTTTATCAATATAATTGTGATAAATGTGGAACTGCCTAATTTATTTAATTTTATCAATTATTAATCTTAAACTATTTCTTTTTTTAATTGAAATAGGATCAAATAATTGAACTTTTTTATTCCAATTTTCATCATATGAATCTTTATGATATTTTAATACTTGTTTAGATCCAAATGTAAATTCAGGTACTTCTTTTGCTTTATACCAAAATATTTTATCTGTAATATTTTTACTATGTATTCTATTATCAATAACCATACATCCATAATTTTCAGTTATATCTGTAAATACTTGTTGAAATATATCAAATGAAGGAAACATACCGGCATAATGTTCATATAATCTTTTACGATTATTTATAAAATCTTCAGCTAATAAAAAAATATAATCAAAATTACTTCTTAATTCAGGCGGTATACCTAATGAAAATTGCATAGTCAAAATAAATGAAATATGATGATGTCGTCCATTGAAAAATAATTCTAATATATTAGGATCTTTTAACCATGTACCTTTAGAACTCATACAATCGTCCATAATTAACATTACACGATCATCTTTAGGATTTTTTTTTTCAATTAGTCTTTTTTTATTATCTTCATTCATAATTGCTTGTCTCTCATATAGTCTGCCTAAAATATCAGTACTATAATCATTAAATATAAATGAATCTGGAATAAATTTACTATAATAGGAATTTAATGTTTCTGTTTTACTTATTGCCATTGCGATTGGTATTGTGCGTTTTTTATAAAGGATTTCTTTTGTAAGATAACTTTTACCAGATGCTCTCTTGGCAATTAATGCAATTGTACAATGATCACATATTTCATCCATATTAAATCTTTTTATTTGTAAGTGGCTAGCACCAAATCTAACGCTTTTAGTTGACATCCTTATTATATAAATTAGAAAAAATTAATATATAATAAAATAAAATAGAATAGTAAAATGTTTATTAATTTTTTTGAAGATTTAGCTTTAATAAAAAATAATTTATAATTTTTTTATTTAAAATAATTATAAATTATCTCATTATAGATATATATAAATAAATGGGATCCATAACTTCAAATACAGTTAATGAATCACGTATTGAATCAACGTCACAAGAAGAAAATTATTTACCTTCATATAGTTATGACACGGAACAAGCATATAATTTACCAAATCAATCGTTTTCAGGTATAACAAATAATCAATATACAACACCTAGTTTTAACGCAACCCCTGATTATAGTCAAAATACACAAAGTTATAATCAAAATACAACGCCAAGTTATAATCAAAATACAACACCTAGTTTTAACACAACCTCTGATTACAGTCAAAATACACCAAGTTTTAATCAAAATATGACACCTAGTTATAACACAACCCCTGATTATAGTCACACTACGCAGAGTTATAGTCAAAATTCACCAAGTTATAATCAAAATATGACACCTAGTAATAACGCAACCCCTGATTATAGTCACAATACACCAAGTTATAATCAAAATACAATACATGATTATAGTCAAAATACACAACTTAACTATGGTCAAACACCGAGTGATGGTCCAAATATGATACCTAGTGGTTCGCCATCATTCTCTAATCAAAATGTAAATTCAACACCCTCTTTTAGTTCAATGTTACCACAAAATAGTATTATGCCTACTAAAAACATTTATTCTGAGGAAAAAATAATTGGTACACCAATTGGTACACCACCTAGTATGATTACACAAATGGGTACGCCACCTGGCATGAATGCACCGGTTAAAATGCTTGAGAAAATGTCAAATACTAAAAAAATATATTCATTTGATATGGTAAAATTTATATTTATTATTTTAATATTAACATACTTTTATGTTAAATTAAAAGCAATTGGTGTAATAAATTAGAATATTTATTATAGATAAAATTGGTAATTTTGATTATAATTATATAAAATAATAGTATTATTATTATTATTTTATAAATTAATATTTTAGTCAAGTTTAAAATAAATAATTAATTATTTATTTTTTTTTTTAATTGTAAATATTTTTGTTTATATTTTAAATATTTATTCTACCAATCTCTTTCATTTAAGATTATAAGTGCTGGTGATTGAGCCAATAATATTTTAGGATCTTCTATTTGTGTTTTTGCTTGAGGTATTTGATTAAGTATATTAAACATATTTACATTTCTTGGATCACTAATATATTTTCTAATTATATCATTCATAATTGTATTTGTAAATTTATTATTTTCAAATTTATATAAACTTTTTGGAATCTTCTTAAAATCTAAATTATCAATGCTTAATATTTTATTCAATATATTTATATCATTTGTTTGAATTGCAGTACTAATTTCAGGCGAACCTATTATTTTATTAAAATCTAAACCATTAATATTTAATATTTTATTCAATATATTTATATCATTTGTTTGAATTGCATTATTAATTGTGATATTATTTATTTTTGAAATATCTATTTCATTATTGTTTAATAATTTATTTATTTCAATAAAATCTTTCATGTATATAAATTATTATTTTCAAAAATATAAATAACAAATATAAAAATTAAAAATCAGGTTGTTCTGTAAAAACATCATTAAATACTCCATGTTTGTTATTATTAGTAATAGGTTTAATAATATTGGTATTAAAATAATTGATATATTTGGAACAATCTATTTCTAATAATAAAATTACAACACATGAAACAAACAAGGGTAATTTAATAATATCATATGAATTTATTTTTTTTCTATTTATTTTATATTTTAAATCATCATTATGCTGTAACCATAATATTGCTAAAAAAACAAATAAAAAAATTATAATATTTTTAATCATCATTAAATTAATTAAGAAATAAAATTTCTCCTATTTAATATATATGAACAATAATAATAAATCAAAAATTATTAAATATTTATTATTTGGTTTAATAAATGGTATTATGTTAAGATATATACCTTCGTCAATTATTAAAAACAGAGATATTTTAATTATTAGTTTATTAATGTCAATATTATTTGCTATAATGGATATGATTTCACCTTCTATCAAAATAAAAAACTAAACATTTAGATAATTAGAAAAAAAATTATTTTTATTTTTATTATTAGATATATTAGCACTATTAGATGTTTGTGTAACATATTTTTCATTTACACTATTAGAAAAAACTTCATGATATTTATCATTTGGATTATGACTTATACTTGTTTCACTATCACCTAAATCATTTTGTAAAACTTTTTTAATTTTATCATCTAATTTTTTACGTATTTCATTTGAGGGTTCACTCTTTTTAATAAAATAATCTGTTGATGTTATATCTTTATCATCAGATAATTTTATATTATTTTTATTAATAATATCTAATATTTTTGATTCAACCGCATTTTTTGATGTATTGGATGTTTGTTGTTTTTCATTTTTACTAATACTATTACTATTACTATTACTATTACTATTACTATTACTATTACTATTACTATTACTGTTACTATCACTAGCGCTGTCACTAGTGTTAATATTATTACTATGTACTGATATTTCTTTATTTTGAGAAATTGTTAAATCTTTTTTGATTAATTTTGATAAATTTTTTTCTTCTATTTCTGATATACTTTTTTCAAAGTTATCATCGGGTATACCTAATTCCATTTCTTCACCTAAATAAATTTGTAACATATGTTTAACTGGTAATAATTTTCTAATTGATTCTTTTATACAATCTTTTATAAGTATTGTAGAATCTCTATGATTTCTTTTTATTTCAAGAGGTGGATATAGATGATAGAATAAATATGGATTATTCCAAAGTTCTCTTGCACATTCAATGTATATCTTGTGAATAAAATCATAAATTTTAATATTTTGATAAAAAATAGGATCAATTTTAGTTTGAACTTTAAAAGCAACATTATGAGTTAAAATAGTAATATTTGCTTTTAGGGTTGCTTTAATAAGATCTTCTAACCATGAATAGCTTTTTGAATTATTCATAATTCTTTCAGTTTCTCTTAAAATAATATCATTATTCCATTTTGGAATACGTTTTAAAAATAATTGAAAATTTCTTAAAACATTATCCGGTGTTGATATACTTTTAGCTTCACTATAGATTGATTGTAAACCTTCAAAAACTAGAGGAGATAATATATTAATTAATTGTGTAGTATATTCCTGTTTTGTTTCTACTAATAAGTTCATTATAAATATATTAGATATTTATTTTAGGAAAACGAAATTATATATTATCACTCAAATATTGTCCATGTTTAGCTAAATAATCAGAATCTTCTTTAGTAAAACACACACAGCCACCACCATCGGGACCATTATTACAACTCAAGTTACTTCCAATATATTTTTCTAAAATAGCTGGATCTATATTAGGATTGGTAGTTTCAAAAGGAACAGGCCAATCATTGAATTTACAACATTGTTTAGAACAAATATTTTGATCTATCTTAACTATTTCTTTATTAAGATTATCAAAATTTTCTTGAATTTGAAATTGTTCAACTTTATTTTTTTTTTCAATAATTGGTAAAATAAAAATAAAAAATATAAATGCAATTATTATGGATAAAATTAAAATTATATTATCTTCAGAAGTCATATATTATAAATTAGATATTTTTTCTTAGTTAATATATATAATAATGGATATACTTAAAAATATAAATGAATATAATAAAAAAAAAATGAATGAAATTAAGAATATTCTAGATATTAATACTGAATTTACTATTGATTTTGGGAAAGAAATATTAATTTTAAATGATGATAATAATAAAAAAATAATAACATCAAAATATATATTTTTAGGAATATATCAACCTAAAACTAAATATTGGATTTGGGCAAGTTCTATTCCAGGAGTTAGTAAACAAAATATAGACTTGATAGAAAAAATAAGAAATAAAAGTTATTTATTTGAAAAATCAGATGATCAGATAACATTATTTATTTATCAATTATTAACACAAGATATTATAGAAATACAGGATATAGATTTTTTACCTATAATAAACAATGTATTAAATTTTTTAAGTGATGGCATTTATATATTAAATCCATTAAATAAATATAAAAATGTACAATTTTTGTGTTTAACTAAAATTATAGAAAAATATGTTTAATTTAATAAAAAATTGAATATTTTATTATATACATGTTCCAAATAATAATACATTAGAAAATGCGGTTTGTTACTTATGCATTTTACTATTTTATTGTCGATTCATTGGAAATTGAATTATGGCGATTTAGTGAAAATCGTTTAAGGTTACGCGATGATGAAGACGGTTAACAGTATTATATTTCGATAAATTTATTGGAATATAATCTAAGTACTATGAATTTTTAATACATAATTCTATTTCTTTACCGAAATATCAGTACTATGTATTTTTAATAAATTTAGTTATTTTTTTCTTATCTTTAGAAGCTAATAATTTAAAAGTGTTAGTTTTATCAATTTTAATACATAATTCTATTTCTTTTACTGAAATATCAGTACTATAAGATGATAAAATATTAATTAATTCTTGTTCTCTATTAATTGATAATAAATAATTACTAATTTTATTTAAAATTAATATTTCATAAATAGATTTATTTGGTATAATTTTTAATAAATTAGTTATATTTTTCTTATTTATATTTTTTAAGGATGTTTTATTTAAATCGGTGGAAAATTTTATATTTTTGAAATCTATTTTATAGTCTGAATTATTTTTATTAATCCAATATGAAGTATTTAAACAAGTATAAAAACCATGAATATTCTGAAGATACCAATTTTGATCAGTATAAATACTTGTTTCTATATTGTCACCGCGTGAAATTGAATCTGATATCTTTACTAAATTATAAATAGACTCATCCCATGATTTTTTAGATTTGTGTAATACTTTTTTTAAATAATTTTCATGAATCATTAATGGTAATAATACTTTTTCGAATTCATATAATTTAATAATTGTATCATAATCCATATAATTATTTAATATTTTAAAAGTAGCATCAAATAACCCAATATCAATATTTTTCTCTCTTGATTTATTTATAAAATGGGTAACTTTAATTAAATCGATATCTTCTTTATTATAATGATAAGACAATTCTTGTAATATATTAATTAATCTTCTAATATCAAATTGAGAAAAATTAATAATGGATTCATAAGTTTCTAAATTTTTAATTTTAATGTTTTCATTTTGGCAAATATTATTTATTAAATTAATAATTTCAACTGTACTAGGTGAATGAAATTGAATTTCTTCACAATTTTTTTTTAAATCATTTAATAATTTAGAATGTTGATTATTAGAAATAAAAATTAAAGGAAATGCTTTTTTTTTATTATTTTCTTTAAATATGTCCATAATGTATTTCCTTTCACTCGTTAATGTTATATTTTCAGTTTCTTCAAAAATTAAAATAATTTTTTTTTTCTTTTCATCAACAAAATTTATTTTAGAATATATTGAATTTTGATGATTATAATAATCATCAAAATCATCAAATGTTCGATGGTCCTTAATTTGATTGGGATATATAATTCTAATTAAATAATCTAATTCTTCAAATATCATTTTAATAGTTAAACTCTTTCCGATTCCATGATTACCTGATATTATAATAGCTTGATTTTTAGTATTATTCAAATTAAGTATCCAATTCTTTATTTTTTTAATTTGAGTTTTATGACCTATAATATCATTTAATAATTTTGGTCTATATTTATTGACCCACAATGAATCCATTTATTAACTATAAATATTATTTTTTAAATATAATTTTACAATAAAATGTAAAATTAATAAATATTTGCTTTGAAAAAATCTTCATGTAATTCATGACCACCAATACCAAAAGATACAAACATAAAATTATTTTTATTTTTTATATAATTTTTAATTAATTGTAATGAATTTTCATATGGTATTTTATTATCATCAATACACCAAGATAAAACTATTTTCATTTCTTTATTTAATTTCAGTGTAGTTTTCAAAATACCAGGACAAATTAAAAATAAATTCATAACTTGTTTATTTTTTTTAGCAACATAAATTGCTACACCACCTCCAGCAGATTTACCTAATAAAGTAAATTTATTAATTTTATTTTTTTTAATAATTTCATTTGCCAAATGTGCTAAATCAATGCGAAATTTTTCATTTATTTTGTACTGTTCTTTAATATTTTCAATATTTGCTATTATTTGCGTTGATTTTTTTTTAATTTCATTGGTCCAAAAAATAACATATATAATATTATATTTTTTCTTAATAATTTCAAAATTATTATCAATTGTTACTAACATTTTTGAGAATCCATCAAAACTATAAGGTGGTATTATGACTAATGGTTTATTACTAGACCCAATTGTAATTTTAATTAGTTTTGCTTTATCGTATTCGATAATTTCAAAATTTTCAAAATTTTTATACTTTTTTAGAAAATCATTTAATTCATCCATATATATATAATAATATAATTTAAAACTTTAAACTAATTATAATTAAATAAATTAGCGAGCGGATGGACGACGCAGTGCAATATTACAGATATTTATCGTAGTGATATTCACATCTAGCAAGTATTGTATATGGTCGATCAATATTATTCCAAATATATTTTTGTTGTGGAATAATAATTGGATCTCCGCGTAAATCATAACTCATATTTTTTGTTCTACGAGTTGAATTCCAAAAAGTTGATTCGAAAAATTCATTATTTTGTAAACCAAGTAAAATAAGTAACAAAAATAATATTATTATATATTGAAGAGTTATCATATATAATATATAATAGATTATAAATTATCACATTCACTACCAGGATAATCATTTATATAATTATTATATAACTTTGGATTTTTATTATAGTTTAATGGCTCTTGTAAAACTACATTTGTATTTTTGATATTAGTAGTAATATTCCACATGCGCATACTTAAAATACTAATTCTAATTTGATCAAATGTGATTGTATAATTATCTGTCCAACATAAAATAAATAATTTTTCAAATGGATAAACATATTCATTACATGTATTATTTACAATTATAAATCCTTCAGGAATAATCATTTGTTTATCTTTATCAACACAATATAATCGTGCATTGCTACATCCGTCTCTAGTAACATACATTCGATAATTATTTGATAGTGATAGTTCAATATTTTTACCATATTGTTCACTAAAATCAAATTGAAATTTATTCATTATATTTATTTATTATTATATTTTTATATAAAAATAAAACGATTATTATAATATATGTATACGATTTTAAAATTACCAAATATAAATGATTACAACGTTGTTATAAATAATAACAAAAAATTTAATTCTGATTTTTTAATGATACAATCTAAAGTATATAAAATAAATCTGGATAATAAAATTAAAACGAATATCATGCATATTAAAGGCAATGGATATATTTCAGAAAAAATGATAAATGTTTTTGAATACAATATTACTGAAATAATTGATTATATAAACATAGATATCATTAATTCATCAAAAAATGAAATAAATGAAGATGAATTAATTAATAATATTTATATGTATTTAAGTAATTTATTTGTTTTTGATAATATGAATATCACTATGGTATTCCGTAATATTGATTATATAGAATTAAAAGTTTCATTTAATAAATATTTTAATAAATATTATTTAATTAATGATAAAACCAACATAATTATTAATAATACTAATTATAAATTATATAAAAATATAATTGATATTGATAGAAAAAATTTAACAAATATTATATTTGATATTTCATATATTAGTGGTACTTTTAAGAGAAATTTGTTAGATGATATTTGTTTATTAAACAAAAGTGACTTGAATAAAAAGTTAGAGGAAGAACAACATTCATTATATATTAATAAAAGTTTTAATATTTTTTCTAATAATTGTGAATTTAATGTAAAAATAAGTTTCATGAAAATTATATTAGATGATAATGATAAATTAAAAAGTGCAAATTCTATTTTTAATTTTATATCAAACTTTAATGATATTGATAAAAAATATAAGTTTGATCAAAATACTTGTTTTAATAAAAATTATATAAATTGTAACACAATAATTATTACTATTAAAGATGGTCCTCAACATTGTATTATTTATGATATTAATAACATTAAAACAGAAATTTTAAATATATTCAAATTTAATTATATTAAATTAAATGACACATTTAAAATTTTAGTTGATAATGATTTACTTACATTACAAATAACTTCTATAGATAATACTATTTATGTTGATAATTTTGCAAATACAACTATTTGTGTAAGTGAAAATAGTAGTAAAAAAATATATGCATATGATTTAAATAAAGTTCATAATGTAAAATCAATTGATGTTATTATTGAAAAATATGATAAACCACTTAATTTATCGTGTTTGTTTGGTGGGAAAGAAAAAGAAACTAATATTTCTGAAATTAACATTTCAAAAATTAAATTACTATTGTATAATATGTATTATTTTTCATATTCAACTAAATATTATAATGAGAATAATTTTATGATGCGCTTTAATAATATAATTGTTGAAAATTGTGAAGAATTAGATAAATGTTTATTAAGAATTAATTTAACTACTAAAATTAATATCATAAATGAAGAATCTAATTTAAAACTAATAAATGATGATCTTAAACCATCAAGTAAAATTAATATGTCAATAGAAGAAATTAAAAATATAACGATTAAATTAAACGAGTTGGGTATAACAGGTATGAATGATCAAATTAATAAAATTATAAAAGAGATATTATTGCCAAGATCTGATTTTTTTGATGAAAGTTTTAAAAAATTTGTAAAAATACCAAAAGGTGTTATGTTATATGGACCACCAGGAACAGGTAAAACAACTTTAGCAAGAAATCTTGCTAAAATCATTGGTATACCTGATTATAGAATTAATATGATAAATGGTACATCTATATTTTCGAAATGGTTAGGTGAATCAGAACAAAATATAAGAGAGTTGTTTGAAAAACCTAGAAATGATAAAAATAATTTATATGTTCTTATTATCGACGAGGCTGATTCTATTTTTAAATCACGTGATTTTAGTGAATCTTGTAAATCAGATATTGTTAATCAATTTTTAGGAGAGATGGATGGATTAGAAATACTAACAAATATTTTAATTATTGGTATAACTAATAGAATAGAAAGTTTAGATGCAGCAATTTTAAGACCTGGTCGGTTTAGTAGTAAAATCTATTGTGGTTTACCGGATGAACAACAACGATTACAAATAATTAAACTATATCATAATCGTTTAACTACAGTTAAATTTCAAGATATTAATTTTGATAATATGGTTAAACTAACAATAGGATTTTCAGGAGCGCAAATTGAATATATATATGTAAAAGTTATAGAATTAGTAATTGAAAAACAGTTTAATGGTACTGAAATTACAATTACAAATGAGATAATTACTGATATTATGAAACAAATCTAGTTCTAATAATCTCTAAATTTTTTATAAAATAATTAGTTTATTATTTTTAATCATTAAGAATGCCTATAAAAAATATGTTTCATTTTAGCGATATTAATTTGTTCCAAATAAAATTCATATATTATATTTAACTTTAAATTATTCTATATATACTAATTTAAAGTTTCATCCGTCCACTCGCTAAAATAAAGATTTTAGTAAAATACTACTTTTAAGTATAAATTAAAAAAATATAAAAAAGTTTAAAAAAATTTCTAAATTAATATATATAAAGTATGGAAAATTCGGATATTAAAAATATTCAAAGACAAAATAATCCTAAAGATGATTCAGCCATTGATGTTGAAGTACAAAAATTATTAAGAAAAGATGGTCAAAAAATCAGCCAACAGGATTTTCAAAATTTAAGACACAAATATGGAAATGAAGAATTGGTTGAAAAAATACAAAAGGCTTATATTGAGAAATATACTGAAATTACCAAAAGAGCTAAGAAATTCGCTAAATTAATTCGTGAAAAGTATGCTAATACTAAATATCCTTTTCATATTTTATTAGAGAAAGCTTATAAATACAAACAAAAGTATAACTTGTCTGATGAAGAATTCACTGAATTCCAAAGAAAATTTGAAAGTGAATTAGTCGGATTACAAAGTCCTGATGTTATTGAGCCCAATACTAATATAATGAAAGTGTTAGGTAACGTCAATGTTAATCTACATGGTTTCGGTAAATTAGATGATTCTGATTTTAAAATATTACAGGAAATTCTTAAATTACACGCTACCTCAAAACCTTTACACTCTCAAGTATTATTACAATCAATGACTTATGAAGATTGCAGTATTGAAGCTTTAACCGGTACATATAACAGAGAAATTCACAATGTTGCCAACCACGTACACCCTGTTGTAGCTGCTCTTTTCTTTCCTAAAATTGATGTTTTAGAAACTCATTTCATTCATTCTAACATTGCAAATATCGTGAAAACTAGATATGCAAATGATCAATTTTCTTCCGTCTCAGATGCTCAATTATATTATTCTTTATCAAGAGATCCTAATGATATTGTGTGTGATTCTAAATCAATTATGGGTGATTTATTCAACCGTGCACAACTTCAAAATCAATTATGGAATTCTATATTAGCATTACGTAATGGTCAATATTACAATAATTCATTCCGTGAATTTATTAATTCTATTGATGTTTGCAGACTCAACAAATATGATAGCCCTGATCTAATTTACGGACGTAATGATGGTATTATCCTCAAGAGATTACTATCTGCTTTCTCATTCAGACCCACCGTAGTTGCCACTACCCCTATTTACCAAATATTCAATACTAATCCTTATCAACAAAATATTACACCCGTTGTAACATACGTTCATATGATTAACTTAAAATTACCTTCCAGTCAAAATAATGCCCCTGTTAGACTTAAGGATGCTCTTGAACAAAATCAACTCTTTATTGAAAACGGAACTATTGTTCCTAAACACACTTCCTTAATTTATTCAAGAGGTGTTCTCATCTTTTATGTTGATAGAAGAGCCCAAGTCATTCACTTAAACAACGAATTAAATCCTTACAATGTAGCATCTTTACCTATCGCCATTTCTGGTTACGAAAGATTAAATGATCTTGAAGTTGACTTTGGTGAAGTAATTAATATCAGAGAAGACGAATATCAATTAAGATCAGTTGTGTTAAGTGAAATTAATAAAACTCATCCTGAAAAGAATTTAGTGATCGGTTCATCAACTGCTTGCATGATTCATGCTGATGTTATTCAAGGTATACATGAGACTGAATGCTTTTTATATGATCCTTATGCAGTTGTTCATCCTACCCTCCACAAGAATTCCGTACTTGATAATAAACCAGTGACTATTATTCCTCGTTTACCTAGATTAAACGATAATGATTGTTCATTCACTGAAATGGCAAGAAAACGCGGTATTGTTTTTATTTATCAATTAAAAGAATATCGTAAAGAAAAATTAAGCTTAACTTTTTAAAATCCTGACGGTGCAGAAGGTAACGTTTTGAATACACTAGTATTAATAGGTAATTCTAATAAATTAGCTTTATGTCCAATAAATTGTAAATATCCAATTTTTTGTTCAGCATTGGTAATAACGTTAGGTAATATTTCACCAACGATTATACAATTTAATTCTTTTATTTGATTTTTAATATTATATGGTAAATGTTTAGCATGTTCTAAAAATACATATTGCATCACTATTAATAATTTTTGTTTATCTTGATATTCAATTTTAAATTTATTGTTTGATTGTTTCCAGACTTGCAATATTAGTTGTTTGTTTATCAAATCTATATTGTTATCTGAGAAAAATATATTTTCTAAATTGGTGTTATTGCATTCAGATATTTTAGTATAATTTTTAACTAATTGTTTTCTAAAATCTTCCGATTTAGGATGATTATCTGAAAAAAACATTTGTGGTAGTTTAGTAAAATTTACTGCGACTTTATTCATATCTTAATACAAGATATTTATTTATAATAATTTTATAAATAAATTTTTTAAGTTATATAAACATTTAATTGGATTTACAGTAATAATGCAATGGGTAGAAAAATATAGACCAACATGTTTAAACGATGTTTCATCTCAAATTAATATTACATCTATATTAAAAAAAACATTAGAAACAAAAAATATTCCACATTTAATTTTTTATGGACCTTCAGGATGTGGTAAAACTTCTACTATTTTAGCTTTAGTTAAAGATTTATTTGGTAAAGAATATTGTGCTGATAGAATTATTGAATTAAATGCGTCTGATGAGAGGGGAATAAATATTGTTAGAGAAAAAATTAAAATGTATGCTAAACAATCAGTTAAATTACGACCTGATTTACCACCATGGAAAATTATTATTTTAGATGAAGCAGATACAATGACAACCGATTCACAATTTGCATTAAGGAGAATAATGGAAGAATATTCAAGGGTAACTCGATTTTGTATAATTTGTAATTATCATAATAAAATAATAGATCCTTTAATATCGCGATGTTCACTTTTTTGTTTCAAACCTATAAATGATCAAGATATCTATATAAAATTAGAACAAATAAGTAAAAATGAAAATTTAGAATATTCAGATAATTTATTAAATAAAATTGTTAAAATGTCAAGAGGTGATATGAGAAAAGCAATAAATTTTCTACAAAAATGTAATAATAATTTATCAATTGAGTTTAAAGAAGAATTATTAGATGAAATTTATGGTAGTATTCCAATAAATATGTTGGAAGAATTATTTGTAAATATTTTTGAGAAAAATTTACTAAAAATTAATAAAATATTAAATAATATACAGAATGAAGGATATTCATTAGTAAATCAAATATTAATGTTTCATGATTATGTAATAATAAATAATAAATTAAATTCTAATCAAAAATCAAAAATTATAAATAAAATTAATGATATTGATCAAAATTTAATTCGTGGTTGCGATGAGTATATTCAATTAATGCGATTAGTGTATTATATTGTCAGTGTAATTTAAATGTAAATTAAATGTATAATAAATAAAATAAATTTTAAACTTCAATAATTTCTTGATCGTTAACTACATCGTTCGGTTCATTGGTAAATAGTAAAGCGATATCTTTAGTAATCTGGTCTTGATTATTATATAATAAAATTTTAATATCATTAATTTTATATGATTTGTAATTCGTATATTTAATATCTTCATTAACATCATAATATGGCACATCTGAACTTTCAATTTGGTCCATAAATTTTTGAATAAGTTCTTTAGTTTTGTCATCAATTTTATTAGCTGATGACAACTCATTGTATATAGCTTCAATGTCCATAGTTCTGTATGAAACTAGATCATCTAGAGCTTCAGTTTTAGTGACAGTAACAAAAAACCCTTTGTTCTCATCATATTTATATGCGAAATTATCTTTAAGATTAGTGATAACTATATTTTTAAATTTAGTATATTTACCACAGTGAGCTATTTCTACAATCTTGTCTAGTGAACATAATCTTGCATTCATAATTTGTTTTTTTTCTTTGAATGTTAGCGCTTCTCTTAACTGTTCGTCACCAATAGACAAAATTTGATAATTATTATTTATTGTATTGGTGTTATGTGAGTTATTAGTGTTGTTTGAATTTTTAAAACTACGATCCATTAAAAATTTATTTACCGCTTTGAATGTTTTGTTATCTAATCTTTTACAATTTTGGAGTTTAATTTTTAATCTTATCATTTCATTTTGCTCTTTTATTTTTTCTTTTTCTGCATTTATTTTTTCTAATTCAATTTTTTTAATTTCTAACTCATTATTTTGATTATTATTACAAATTTTGCATTTTTGTTCATGAGCCCATCTTGTTTTAACATTAATATATATTTTATTACATTTTCTACAATTATATAATTTTGATTGATTAGAACTATTTAGAATGTTGTCAGAACTATTTAGAATGTTATTAGAACTATTTAGAATTTCACATGTATTAGAATTATGAAATATCTTAGTATGATTCCATAAGCTTTTATAACTTTTATAAAGTTTATTACATTTATTACAACTATGTGTTCTATTATTATTATCCATTATATATAAATTAGATATTGTTTATTTAAATGATTTAATAAAAAGTGGATTTTATATACATTTTATTTTGACATTAGAGGAAAAAGATAAAATAAAAATATTAGTCCAAAATTATTATATTCTTAATTAAAGTAAAATTAAGAATTTTAGATAAGAACTTTTTAAAGTATAATTAAAATTATATATATTATATTATGAATATTAACAATATATTATTTTTGCCACATAATTTTTGCTCAGATATTAAAGATATAGAAGATCAAAAGTATATAATAATTGAAAATTTACATAAAGAAGAAACATGTAGTAATTATAATTTTAACGGTCGTGATAAAAGATTTATTATATTATGTTTAATTATTTTTAAGTTTCATTGTAATATTAATAATGTACCAAATAAGAATATATGCAATATAAAACTATATTAAATCATAAAGATGATCAAATTGGTTTAAGATTTTGTGTATTTTACTTGAATAACGAAAAAATAGAAGTTTCTATTATTAATAAAATAACTAATAATATAATTAAATTTGTACCTATTGATGGAACAACATTTATATATAATACAAATAATTATAAATAAGATTTTGCATATTTTATTTAAATAACGAAAAAGCTGAAGTGTCAGTAATTAGTAAAACAACAAATGATATACTTAAATTTATACCAATTGATGGAACAACATTTATTTATAATACACAAAATTACGTGTCCATAGGACACAGTCGCCGCTGTGCGGCTGATAAATTATTAAATACTAATGAAAAAATAAAATACATTACAACAATACTTGATTATAATCCATTAAGTATATTATTAGATGATAAACCTATTTTACGTGTCCTACGGACACAGTCGCCGCTATGCGGCTGATAAATTAATTGCGGCATAAATAAAATAATTCATGAGATTTAAAAATAAAAATAATATAAATAATATATATGAATAAAAATGAAAATCATATATTCAAAATAAACGAAAAAGCTAAATATATTAATTTAGACGGTACTACACAAATAGTAACAATACTTAATGTGTATTTAGATACACTACCGCTTATATATTATACAATTCAATATGATACAAATAAAACAAAACAAACAATATCTGATAGATTATTATATATTGAAAAAGATATGGGATTTTTTAAGATTAACGACAAAGCTGAATATGTTAATTCAAATGGTACATATGATATAGTTACACTTATGGATGTACATTTGGATAAATATCCTATATTATATTATAGTGTTAAATTTAATAATGGAAAAATTAAACGAGTTAAATATGATAAATTATTTATGAAAAGTAGTAATTAAACTTCTATAACTTCATCGTTCGGTTCATTGGTAAATAGTAAAGCAATATCTTTAGTAATCTGATCTTGATTATTATATAATAAAATTTTAATATCATTAATTTTATATGATTTGTAATTCGTATATTTAATATCCTCATTAACATCATAATACGGAACATCCGAACTTTCAATTTGGTCCATACATTTTTGTATAAGTTCTTTAGTTTTGTCATCAATTTTATTAGCTGATGACAACTCGTTGTATATAGCTTCAATGTCCATAGTTCTATATGAAACTAGATCATCAAGAGCGTCAGTTTTAGTGACAGTAACAAAAAACCCTTTGTTCTCATCATATTTATATGCAAAATTATCTTTAAGATTAGTGATAACTATATTCTTAAATTTAGTGTATTTACCACAGTGAGCTATTTCTACTATTTTACGTGTTCATAGGACACTGCCGCCGCTTTGCGGCTGGTCTAATGAACATAATCTTGCATTCATAATTTGTTTCTTTTCTTTGAATGTTAGAGCTTCTCTTAACTGTTCGTCACCAATAGACAAAATTTGATAATTATTATTTATTGTATTGGTGTTATGTGAGTTATTAGTGTTGTTTGAATTTTTAAAACTACGATCCATTAAAAATTTATTTACAGCTTTGAATGTTTTGTTATCTAATCTTTTACAATTTTGGAGTTTAATTTTTAATCTTATCATTTCATTTTGCTCTTTTATTTTTTCTATATCTTTCTCTTTTTGTTGTAATTTAATTTTTTCTAATTCTAAAATATCATCTTTAATATTTTTTTTGGTACAGTTATTTTTATGCATGGATTTTGATGATCTGCAATTAAATATTTTATTACAAAATTCACAAGTTAATGATTTTGAACTTTTTTGAATTGTTTCTTGAACTTTTTCAACTTTATGTATTATATTATTAGTATGAAATTGTTTATTGTGTTTCCATAAGGTTTGATAAGTTTTATATATTTTATTACATTTTTTACATTCATATAGCGCGGATGTATATGATAGGACATAAAGATCTTCAATTAGTACTATTGATGCTCTGTTACAAGGATCTTTTACATTTTAGAGATCTTTGTAAAAACGCAACTAGTGAAGAAGACAGTACCGATATTGTGCCATGGTGGGTTTCTCCTGACTGGTGTGAAACTTATAAATACACATTTACTAGATCTTATGGACGAGCATATAGAATACTGTTTAAAAAGCGATGTTTAATAACGAGTTGTACATTGAAGATATGGATTTTGTTTTTCAGGACAGTTATGAACACTCGTGGTATGCGAGAGAAGCGAATAAATCACTTTTTAGTGAATGTGCTTTTGCTTAATTTTAATTTATAATAAATTTAATAATGATATTAAAGAAATAATTATATAAATACTTAATGACTGATTTTTTACCGTGGGTTGAAAAATATCGTCCAAATAAGTTTGATGATTTTATAGGAAATGAACAAAATGTAAAAACAATTAGGAACATGTTAAAAGCAGGATCTCTTCCTCATTTATTATTTTATGGGACATCTGGAACTGGTAAAACATCAATAATAATAACGATTGCAAAAGAATTATATGGAAATAATATGAATTTGATGGTTATGAAATTAGATGCATCTGATGACAGAGGAATTAATTCAGTAAGAGAAGAAATAAAAGGGTTTGCTGAGAAAAAGAACATGTTTCAAAAAGGCATTAAATTAATTATTTTAGATGAAGCAGATTCAATGACTTTTGATGCTCAATTTGCATTGAGACGTATAATAGAAAAATATTCTAATAGTACAAGATTTTGTTTAATTTGTAATTATGAGAATAAGATTATTCCTGCTATAAGATCAAGATGTGCTAATTTTAGATTTAGTCCTATACCAAATGATAAAATAATAGGAGTATTAGAAACTATTGCAATAAAAGAAAATATTAATTTGGATAACGATTCTCTAAAAATTATAACATCATTATCGAATGGTGATTTGCGTAAAAGTATAAATTTATTACAATCTATATCGATGAAAGATTCAATAATTAATTCAGATATTTGTTATGAATTAATTGGGTTGCCAAATAAAAGCGATATTGATAATATATTTGAATATCTAATTAATGATATTTATGATTTTAATCAAACATATGAAAAATTATTTAAAATTATAAAAAATAATGGATATTCATTAACTATAATTTTAAAAGAAATAACATCAAAATTATTAAATTGTTCAAATAATTTATTAAATGCAAATATATTTAGTGATTTGTCTGATTTTGAAAATAAGATATCACGGACTATATTTTATGATATTTATATATCTGGTTTAATTAGTATATTTAAAAAAAATTGTTTGCTTAATGATCAAATATTCAAAAATTGAATAAAAAAAATTGAATAAAAATTATTTTTTATAAATATTTAATGATAGTAAAATGACATTAGTTCAAAGTGCTATCATTACTAATAAATGGAATAATACTATTAATTATATAGACAGTAATATCGGTCAAGATGAAATAGACATTCGTATTAATAATAATAATATTAAATTATTATCTGATTTTAAGAATTATTGTTATGTTGAACAAAATGATGATAATTCTACCCAATCTATAAATTTAGATAAATTAAATTTAGAATTAGTTTTTTTGAATATGAGTATTGACAATGTTTTAAAAACAATTGATAATTATTTCTCGGATAAAAAAGTAAATAATTACATAGATATATATAATTTTACTAATACCTTTGAAGAAAATACCAAATATAAAATTGATTATACGGAACTTTTGAATAATTATAAACAAAACAAAGATGAAATAAACAATAATATAAAAAATAAAATTCCTAAAGAGTTATTATTAAATCAAAATCAAATTTATAAATTATTAATAAATGAGATTAAACATATTAATAATAATTTTGAATATAAACATTATATTTATCCTTTTGAGAATAATATTTGCGATCTCAGAATGAAAATAGTATTTGAAAAAACTAATTTGGAATTAAAATTTACAATTAATTCAAAATTATATCCATTTTTTCCACCTACATTAGAAGTTATTTCACCAAAATTAAAATTCTCATTACTCTCAACACTTATGAATTTACCTATCTTAAAAATATGTAATTGGCAATCTACAATATCATTTGAATGGTTATTATTAAATTTACACGAACAACTAAAACTTATAATTTTAGATTATGTAGATAATGATGAAAATTCTTATAATGATATTGAATTTTTATTATTAAAATTAAATAATTATACTGATAATAATAATTATTGTCAAATACCAATTAAAATAGAAGTTCCAAAAATTGAATATATAAAAGAGGATAAATATTGGAAGTCCGGTACGGGTTATGGACATGAATTTAAAAATTCATGGGATATCAATAATTATATTAAATTAAAAGAAATTAATCAAATTGAAGTTATCCAAATTTTAAATGAATTATTTACAAAAATAGACAATGATACTGTTAAATATATAAATAACTCTAGCTTATTTAATTATATATTAGCAGAATTAGATGGTATAAATTTATTGGTAATTGACGATAGTTTAAATGTATTTACTGAAATTTTTAAAATATTAAATTTATTAGAACATTTTTTTGAGTTAATGGATTTTGAATTTATAGAAAAAGTTACAAAATTATTAGATAATATTAATAGTGAAATAATCGTTTTATTATCAAATATTAATGTTAGTAATAATTTATATAAAGATATTTCTTCAATTTATCAAAATTATAATAACTTTATCCTAACTAAATGTAAATTGGTTAAATGTGATACCGACAATCAGCAACTACAAAGTGGTAATAACTTTCAAGAATATGAAAATATAATGAAATCTTTACAATTTAAAATATCAAATGATATTAATCTAAAACATAAATATATTAAGAATAAAGATATTAAAATTGATCCAAAACATCTAACACGAATAATTACTGAGATATCATCATTTAAATCAGGAATTCCATTAAATTATGAATCAACAATTTGGATAAGTGTTCCTAAAAATAATATGAATTTATTTTCATTTTTAATTTCGGGTCCTAAAGATACACCATATCAAGATGGATTATTTGAATTTCATGCATATTTACCACCAGATTATCCAATTAGTGTTCCGCAAATTATTTTTACTACAACCGGAAATGAAACTGTTAGATTTAATCCTAATTTATATAATACCGGTAAAGTATGTTTATCATTATTAGGTACATGGGCAGGAAATGAAGGAGAAACCTGGAATCCAAAAACATCAACCTTTTTACAACTTTTAGTATCAATACAATCATTGATTTTGGTAGACGAACCATATTTTAATGAACCTGGATATGAAAGAAAAATGAACACTGAAACTGGCAAAAGAGCGAGTAAAGAATATAATGAAATTATTCAATTAGCAACAATAGAATGGGGTATTGTTAATCAAATTAAGAATCCACCTTTTGGATTTGAAGATGTGGTAAGAGAGCATTTTAAAAGAAAAAAAGATGATATTTTACAAAATACTAAAGCTTGGTATACTAATATAACCAAAAATAAAACAGAATTTAAGAAACAATATGATATTTTGGTTGAATTATTATCTAGTATATAATAATATGATTAAGTATGATTATATTTTAAGTGGTAAAAAAGAATTTTATCCGAATTTAAATAATAAAGAATATTTTATTTTATTAGTTGATGATGAAAAAAAAGCTAATTTTATGTGTAATATATTTGACGAATTTACAAATGGGTGTATCGGAATTGATTTAGAATTTAAAAGTGTTAGTAAAGAAAAAAAAGAAATTGCATTATTTCAAATAAATTTAGAAAATGAAAAACGTGAATCATTTATATTTGTTTTATATCCACCTAATTTATCTGAAACAAATTTTAATAAATTTATAAAGTTATTGACAAATAAAAAAATTATTAAAGTTTTACATGGAGGCGAATCATTAGATATACCTTATTTATATAATAATTTGTTTAAAAATGATAAAAAATTAATAAGAAATTTTTCACGTAATTTATATGATACTAAATATTTGTGCGAATTTAGTAAATTTACAAAATGCAGTATTTATAATCTATTACTAGAATATCAAATTATCACACAATTAAAATTTGATTATTTAAATAGTATTGAAGATGTAATAGGACCGATATATACTGTTACATTTGATATAAATAATATGAATCCTAAATTAATAGAATATGCATTTTATGATGTTATATATTTACCAACTTTATTAAATAAATTTATTAAATTACCTTATACTAAAATTATTTCTAATTTATCAAGTATTATTTTTTATTATAAAAGAAAGTTAGATGATAAATTTAGTAAAATTGAAGAAATAGTTAATAAATGCAATAATTTTTTTATTAATGATAACAATGAAAAATATAAATTAATTGATTTATATTATTTTTATTTATATTATGAAATTAATAATAAATTAATAAATAAATTATTAGAAATTACGTATTTTAAACATTTTTTAGAAATAATTTTAAAATTTGTGATTTATAAATTTATAATGAATAAATATACTGTTTATATTAAAACTAATGAGAAATTGAACAAAGATATTTTATTTAGTGGATTTGATATTAATAAATTATTATTAAATAAAAAAAAAATAATAAATCTTTTTGTTTTTAATCTAATTAAGTATTAACTATAATACATATATTTACGGTATTGTCACAAAATAACTGGTCTTTAAAGAGGATATATATAAAAGATATATAAATAAATATTGTTATATTTTATTAATAAAATGTCAATTAACAATGATAATGTAACAAATAAAAAAAAAATTGTCCGTAAAACAGGAAGAACTATTTTGATTAATTCTACTGAACCAATTTCAACTGATTCTTTAATAGGGATGATTAAATCTGTTCAGACAACTAACGGGAGTCAATTTTTATTATTTGATACTATCGATAACTCCAAGGATGCTTTTAGAATGCTTAGACAGAATAATAGTAATTTAAAAATTAAATTCGCACATTATCGTGTATTCTTTACTATGAGTGGTTTAGATGATAATGTTGATTATACTTTATTAAAGAAAGAACATACTGAATGGCTTACTGCAAATACAGATGCAAATGTTTTATATTATAAACAATATAAAAAAAATAATCAATATCTAGGCTACGGTGATTTTACGATTGATACTAAAGAAAGTTTAGATAAATTATTAAATAAAGATGAATTCAAGAATTACACATTTAATAATTATAGCGGTACATATTATAGATATAATAAAAAACCGGAACAACAACAAGTTGTTTATAACACATGAAAATTATTTATATAAAAATATTATAAATTTTATATGATTAATTAATGGACAATAATATATTTAAATTTATAATATTTTTATTAATATTTTTATTTATACTTTATTTAATAAGCGATAGAGAGAATTTTGCAGATACTGATGTTATATTAAATTCACAAACTCAACCATCTGATGATATACTTTCAAGCTCATCTTTACAACTAGATCCTTCTGATCAATCACAACAAAATGAATCATCAAATAGTAGTTTACAATTTTATTCTTATGAACAATTACAACAACCCCCGCCAACCAATAGTTTACAACTTTATTCCTATGAGCAATTACAACAACCCCCGCCAACCAATAGTTTACAACTTGATTCTTATGATCAATCGCAACAAAATCCACAACTTGATTCTTATGATCAATCGCAACAAAATCCACAACTTGATTCTTATGATCAATCGCAACAAAATCCACAACTTGATTCTTATGATCAATCGCAACAAAATCCACAACTTGATTCTTATGATCAATCGCAACAAAATCCACAACTTTATTCTTATGTTCAATTACAACAAAATCCACAACTTGATTCTTATGATCAATCGCAACAAAATCAATCGTCACAACCATTTAATTCAGGACAATCCGAACAGACCACATATCCATCAACATTGTCAATATTAGATGCATTAGATCAATCAATACTTAAAGCATCAGTTCAATCTGCATTAGACAATGTATCTATTCAACCTACTTATTCATCAACTCAACCTTTGCACTCATTAAATGGTTTAGAACAACAATTACAACCAGATGTTTCACATCCTGTAAACGATTTTGAAGCTAATATATTAAATAAAATAAATAATTTACAGTTACAATTGAATCAAATAACACTTCAAAAATCAAGTGCTGAATCATTAGTTGCAGTTACACAAAAGAAGGTTAATGATATTCAAGCTTTATTAGATAGTGCAAATGCGAAATATTTTATTCAAAATACGAATGCATCAAATGAAATAATTGATTTGAATTCTGAAATATTAAATGATAAACAAATTGCTTCAAATGAAGCATATAATAATTATTTACTAATGATAGATCAAGTGAAAACATTAAATGCTAAAGCAAGTACTGATGCATATTTAAATGCAAAAGTTTGTACTGTATATAAAAATCAAGTTAATGCATTAATTAAAATTTTAAAAGCAAACAGAATTAGCATTAATCTTAATAGAGCAAATAAATCTCAAAAAGGGAAAAAGAAGTTATTAGCAAACTAAACTTCCATAATTATAAATAAAATATTATTTTTTGAATTCCCATTTTACTGAACATATAGGACAGTTTTGTGAAGTCTTAATCCAGGGTTTAATACATTCATAATGAAATGAATGATTACACATCCCAGATACTGTAATTGATTCAATATTTTTTTCTTGTGCATATATAGAGTTAGTATTTAGATTACATCGACATATAGTACAGTCTGTATTTGAATCTAAATTATAAACATACATATTAAGAATTTTTACCTTATTAATTTTAAATTTTGAATTCATAATTAATAGTGTATACTTTTATAAGCAAAATATTTAATTTTCAATATTTTTATTTTGATCATAAATTAAAAGAAATTTTGTCCAATCATATCCGTCAATTCGATCAATTACTTTAATTTTAATATTATTTAATTTAATAAAAATTTGTGTTGGTAATAATGTAACTTTATACATTTCACACAATTCATCATTTTCAGGATTATCTATATCAATATAACATACTACTAATTCAGACATGGTAATTATATTATCAATAATTTTTTGTTTTAAAACTTGACAAGGTCCACACCATGGTGCACTAAAATATAAAACAATCATTTTATTTGATTTATTTTGCCAAATAAATTCATCTAAATTTTCTTGTCCAATAATTTCAGGTATCATATATTTAATATTTATAAATAATTCTTTATATTGAACTTTCAGATGAATAATCGCTTTCAGTTGAAAATGATTTTAAAGAACTATCAGAAAAATCAAAATCACTATCATCTGAATTTATAATTTTTTTTGATTTTACCCAATTATTATTTTTATGTTGACCGCCTTCTTGATCTTCATCTTCATCTTCATCTTCATCTTCATCTTCATCTTCATCTTCATCTTCATCTTTACTTTTATCTTCATCTTCATCTTCATCTTCATCTTCATCTTCATCTTTGTCTTCATCTTCATCTTCATCTTCATCTTCATCTTCATCTTTGTCTTCATCTTCATCTTTGTCTAGTTCACCTTCAATTTCATCATTGTTAAGAGATTGTTTTTTTTTAGAATTTTTTAAAGTCTTTTTAGGATGTTTTAAACTTTTTTCACTTTCACTTTCACTTTCACTTTCACTATCACTAACATACTCATCATCGTCACTATCATCATTACCACCATTTAAAAGCATATTTCTTTTTTCATAACTTAATACAGGAGTTTCAGATAATTTGTCAACATTCATTATGTCTAATTTGTTTCCACCACCGGATTGTTTAATAGATAAACCATTATTATGAATATCCATTTTTAAATTTAAATATTTTGTTTTATATTTTAAATATTTTTGTTCAAAAGACATTATATATAAATAGTTTAGAAATTTATAATTTTTTTAACATATAATTAAGATTTTCTTACACCTTTTTCACTGAATATTGACACATCAGTTTATATGTAATTATACTCGAATATAGCTTTCGTACTTGGTAGACTCTTATTTTTGACTTAAAATTTATAATTTTTAGCACTGATGTTTAACTATAGTTTTTTCTAAAAATAAGTTTATATATAAAAAAATCTGTCCCATTATATAACGAAAAAGATATAATGAATAATAATCAAGATAAAAAATGTGCTCCATCAAAAAACTTTAAAGATGGATCTTGCTTTACATTAGACTCTCTTAAATTAATTGCTGAAAATTATAATAATAAGAATGTTGATAAAATATTAATTGTTGATGATAAAAAAAAATTAATTGATCAAATAAAAAAAAAACTATCAACCGAATGTAATACGCAAACTTGTTGGCTTAGACTAGATATTGTTAAAGAATTAAATGACAGTGAAATAAATGATAATACATTTAGACCAGAAGGACCTAAAGAACAATATGATTGGTTAAGTACTACACATATTAATGATGTAATTAGTCAATATCATGATTTATATAAAGATTTTATATTTTTGGGTGCCGTTCCTTACGATTTCGAGGATGTAGAATTGTTAGGTTTAAATAATATTGATTTTGATAATTTAAATAATTTACCAATCTTTAACAATGGTGATGTATTAGGATCAAATAATAAAATAAATAAATTTGGAATGGTTATAAATTTAGATGAACATTATAAATCTGGTTCACATTGGGTAGCATTATATTCAGATTTAGAAAAAAATCAAATTTATTTTTTTGATTCATTTGCAAAGAAACCAAGAAAAAGAATAAGAAAATTTATTAATAAAATTTTCAAACATATATATATAAAAAAATATAATAAAGAATTAAATATAAATAAATTTTTTAATTCTAATGAAAAAGAAAAAATAAAATTATTTGATAAAGTTAAAGATTTTGATATTAGATATAATCATATACAACATCAATTCAAAAATAGTGAATGTGGTGTATATTCTATTAATTTTATATTAAGATTAGCGAAAGGAGAATCATTTGACGATATTATAAATAATATAACAAAAGATGATCAAATGAACCAATGTAGAAGTACATATTTTAATAATGTTTAATAATATCTGGGTTGTAAGAAATCTCTTAAGCGTTTACCACCAGTAAAGGAGGGCTCTTGTCCAGCTCCAGCTTCAGCTCCAGGTTGCTCACTAGACACTGCACTTAAAGAATTGGGTGCATCGGTTTCGGTTTTATTGAGGTTATCTTCCCCTTTAGGCTCAATAACTTTCTCAACAATAAGTTCATTAAAGTTAGGTTGAGGTTGAGGTTGAGGTTGAGGTTGAGTCTTGGACTCATCAGGGGCAATAGAGTTAACAATCTCTTCCTCTGTACTGTCAGGGACGGGAACATGAGGAATAATCACTTCATCTGTACTGCCAGGGACGGGAACAGGAACAGGAGGAATAATCACTTCATCTGTACTACCAGAGACGGGAACAGGAACAGGAGGAATAATCACTTCATCTGTACTGACAGGGACTGAAGTAGTAATCACTTCATCGGCAGCAAGTTTTTCCATACCACCGGCTAAATTCTTTAAATTCATATATTTATTTTTATATTTTAAATATTTAATTTTAAAAATATCTTGATTTACCATTTATATATATATTAATACAATAAAAAAAAATTTAATATATTTTTATTTTAATAAATCAATTTGTAAATTTAATGAATGTTGTAAATTATAGAAATTTAAGGGTCTTAATTTTGAATCTGTAAATCGAATTTCTAATTTATCTAAATTAATATTTTCTTCAAATTTAAATTGTCCAACTGAATTATTATTACTATAGTATAAAATAGCGAATGGTATCTCATCGTTTAAATTATCTAAGAATAAATAAACTTTATCATTTATTCTCAAATCATATATTTTACTAGCTTTATAATTATTTTCAGATGCACAATTATTATTAAATCCTAAATTTTCTAAACTTAAATTTGTTTCAATTATATTAAAATTATTTTCAGCTGTTATAATTACTTTTTGTGTAATCTCATCCAAAGTAAATTTTAAATCATCACATGTTAATGTATCTAATAATTGTTCAATATTATATTTGCCTGTTTCTATAATAATTTCTTTAATTTCATTATCATATAGATATTTAAATGTATTATTTTTATTTTCTTCAATATTATAAATTGAATTAGGTATTGAACAAGAAAGTAATTTAATATTAATAATATTATCTATTTTTCTAAAATTAAAATCATATTTAGATAAATTTTCATTTGAAGTAATTTCTAATTGATAGTTTTTTACAAGATATAAATAAGAATAATTTTTCATTAAATTATTTAATTCATTTTCTTTGGTTGAAAGTATTAATTCTTTCTTATTATATTCATCTAAATTGAAATTATTATTTTGTTTCAAAGTAGTAATTTGTTTTAATAAATTTTCATTCAAAGTTTTCATTTGATTAAAAATTTTGATATATTCGTCATTTGATTTTTTACTTTTTACATGTGGTCCTATATCAGGATGGTTTATATTCTCCATTTCTTTTTGATATTTTAATTTTATTTTTTTTTTCATTTCAGATTCAATTTTATGTTTATATTCTAGTTCAAGTTTATGTTTATATTCTAGTTCAAGTTTATGTTTATATTCAAGTTCAAGTTTATGTTTATATTCCGATTCATATTCTAATTCTTTTTCATATTCCAATTCTTTTTCATATTCTAATCGTTTTCTGTATTCTAATTCTTTTTTATACTCTAACTCCCTTTCATACTCAACTCTACTTGAATCTTGTCTCTGGTTTGGTTCATTTTGTCTTTGGTTTGGTTCATTTTGTCTTTGGTTTGGTTCATTTTGTCTTTGGTTTGGTTCATTTTGTCTTTGGTTTGGTTCTTCTTGTCTTCGATTTTTTAATACATTAATAGGCGTAGGGTCATCAATTTTAAAATCAGCTGCTGTAAAATCAATTTTACCCTTATTTACAGGCGCTTGTATATTTTCCCTATCATTTTTTAATCTACTCAATCTATCAGAAAAAGAAGATGGATCTTCTTCATATTCTTCATCTATTAATGTTTTATTTATGTTATCAATATTATATAAATCATTATTATCATCATCTACACCAGATAAAAAGTTTAACGCTTCATTATTTTGATTATTTTGTTGATTATTTTGTTGATTATTTTGTTGAGTATGTGGTTGTCTACTACCATTAGTTTGTTTACTTTTTAGAAAATCTGGTGTTACAGGTCTTTTAGATACAGTAACTTCCGATTTTCTAGATTCTAGTATATTATTAAGATTAGCTTTCATATTCTCACTATTTTTATCAAAATCATAATTATTAAAAGCGGTTTCATTAGAATCATTATCTACAATTGGTCTAAATAAATTATCCATTTTAGAATCAAACATATTAGATTGTTGTTTATATTGGTCATTTTGTTTTATGAAAGGTTCATTTGCACCCATCATTGATTTAGATCTTTCAGTAAATTTTACACCATTATTTGGATTAGAATTAAAATCTCTTTCAAATTTTAATCTTGCTGGATCGGTCGAAATAGTTGATTGAATTTCTTTTAAAGAATTATTTAATGATATATTTAAAAATTGATTATATATTGATTGAAAATTATTTTTATTAACTTGTTTACTATCTACATTTTTGAATATAATTTTCATATTTTTAATAATAATATTAAAAATTGTTTTTTTTTGATCATTATTTATATTAGTGGTGCCTAATTTTTCAATAACTTTTAAATTTAAATTTGAAATACTTTGTTTTGAAAAGAATAAATTCTGAATACTGTCCATTATTAAATTAGTATATTTCTTTTTATTAGTTGTTATTTTTTGCGTTTAATATATACTATTTTTACGAGCAAATTAATTTATAACAACACTACATAACCAAAAAAATTGAATAAACATTTATAGAAATATAACGTTTATAGTATAATAATAAACATGACTAATTATTTAATAGACGGTTATAAAATTAAACATACTGATGGACAAGAAGAAATTTTACACATACCATATAATTTAAATAATAAATTGGTAAATGAAACTGATATAATTGATATATTAAACAAATATAATGTTAAAGTTGTCAAAATTAATGATATTAATGTATTCAGAAAAGCATTTACACATAAATCATATTGTAAAAAAAATATATTTCCGGACCAAGTATTAGATGATGCTAAAAAAGAATTAGGTAATACTAAAGATTTATTAGAATTACAAGATGATAGTTTTGAAAGATTAGAATATTTGGGGGATAGGGTATTAAAAGTTGTAGTATCACACTATTTATTTGAACGTTATCCAACTCAAAATGAAGGATTTATGACTAGATTACAAACTAAAATTGAAGATAAAAAAGATTTACCAATTTTTTCCAAAGATATGGGATTAGGTAAATTTTTTATTATTTCCAAACACATTGAATCTATGAATGGACGTAATCAAGATAAAATTCACGAGGATGTATTTGAATCATTTATAGCTGCGTTATATTTAAGTAATGGATTTGAAATATGTCAATTATTAATAATAAATTTATTAGAGACTTTAGTAGATTATTCTGAAAAATTATATTGTGATAATAATTATAAAGATATTTTATTACGATGGCATCATACTAATAATTGGAATCATCCAATATATAAAATTATTTATTCAGAAGGTCCGCCACATAAAAGAAAATATATAGTAGGTGTATGTAAACATGAGCTTAAAGGTGATGAATTATTACAAGATAAATTTATTGGATATGGAATAGGAAATGCTCATAAAGAAGGTGAACAAAATTCAGCTAAAATGGCTCTGATAATTTACGGTGTGTTAAAGGATGATCAATATATTCAAAATGATATATTTTATCCTAATTTTGATAAAATAGAAAAAGGCGATGTTGATATTTTAACAACATTAAACGATAATGATAATGATAGTATTTTATCTGCAAAATCATTATAATAAAATTAAAATCTTTTCTCTTTTTAAATATATGAGTAATATTTATTCTGTTAATAAAGAAATTAAATTAACTCCAAATATTGAAGAAATTAAACCAACTCTAATTACTATGAAAAAAATTAATCTACCTTTAATTGATAATGAATTATTAAAAGAGTCAGATATATTTTCTAAAATAATAGTCGAACAAACGCGTTCTAATCCATTAACACAAATTAACAAAGATGTTGATAATTTTGGTGTTTTTGAAAAGCTGCCTACTGAATTATACATAATTGGTGATGTTCATGGTGATTATTATGCACTTGAACAGTGTTTAAAATTAACAAATTGTTTTAATATTAAAAATAACAATAATTTAATAAAATGGTCGGATAAAAAATTGATTCTAAAAGAAGGATGTAAAAAAATAGATATAACGTGGTCTGGAAAGAAAGATGTAATAATTGTTTTTGCGGGTGACGTTATTGATAGATGTAGAAATATTAACAGTGTAACTGGTTGTATTAAAACAATAGCAGATGAAGATTGTGATTATGAATTATTAAATTTGATTTTAACATTAGATGATCAAGCAAAAAAATACAATAGTAGAGTATTATTAGTATTAGGTAATCATGAAATAATGAATTTAAAAAATGATTTTAATTATGTTAGTAAAAAGGGTAAAACTTCTCGTGACAAGGTCAAAGATATTATATTAAAAAGTGTTGATAATTTATTTGGTATTGTTAGAATAAATAAATACATTATTGTTCATGGTGGAATTAATCCATTATTTTTTACTGAATTAAATGAAAAATTGAAACCAACAGAAGAATTAATTTATGTTTTTAATAAAGAATTAAGAGATAATTTAAAAAAATCTATTTATAATTTAGCAGATAGTGATATAACTCCTTTTTGGGATCGTAATTTGGGTAAAGAAACAGTAAATGACGATTATTGCAAAACTATTTTTGAAGATAATATTTTAAAAATTAAGGATAAAAATATTGTTAATAATTTACAAATAATAGTAGCCCATTGTCCTCAAATTAATAATATAATTGATTATAAAATTAATTCTATAAAATGCTCAGGACATACAATATGGAGAATAGACATTGCAATGTCACGTGCTTTTGATTCATATAAAAAGTATGAATTATTAGACGTAGATATAAAGAAAGAATTTGATGTAAACGATTATTATAATGATGGTGATAGAAAAGTGAGTATATTAAAAATACAGGGTGTCAGCGGTACACAAAATATTGAAAATATAATAACAGGTATATCATCTATTCAATACTTTTATGATAATGTATTTAAATTAAAGTGTTTAAAATATTATTTTCTGTTACAAGATATTGAAGAATATTATGGAATAGATAAGGTTGATTTATATGGTTTTGAGGAATCTACAATACCACCTTTGCAAAAAATAAAAATAGAAAAATTACATAGTTTAAAAACAAGTTTATTTGAAGAGATTAATTTATTAAAATTATTATTATGTAATACTGGTCAATTATTTTAAACAAATTTATTACTAGGTAATGTAGCAGCTAATTTGGCAAAAATGTTTTCTTGAACCCATGGTGTAATTTTAAGAGATACGTAAACAAAAATTAATACCATTATTGTAGAAACTAATAAAACTTCACGATTGCATTCGTAAGTTTTACGAACCTGTGATATAAATGGTATATTTGTATTTTTAAATACAGGAGGGACTAATAAAGATAATAATAAATTTACTAAGGATGCAACAATGGCAACAACTAAATCATGATCAAGATTTTCTAGCATATATATTAATATTATGAAAATAAAATTTTTAAATATTTATATAATTTAATATTACTTATATAATTTCAAGTATAATAGGCGCATGATCTGAACCTAAAATATCCGTTAATATATCACTTTTAATTATTTTTTTGATTAATTTTTCACTACAAATAAAATAGTCTAGTCGCCATCCTGTATTTCTACTTCGCGAAGCCATTCGATAAGACCAATAACTATATTTAATTGTATCAGGATTAAAATATCTAAATGTATCTATCATATTTGTTTTATTTAATAGATTCGTAAATGATTCTCTTTCTTCAATTGTAAATCCTGCTGATCTCAAATTAGTTTTTGGATTTTTCAAATCTATTTCTTTATGTGCTACATTTAAATCACCACATAAAATAACAGACTTTTTTTCTTGTAATTTCATAATAAATTCTAAAAATTTAACATCCCATTCAGTAATTCTATATTTTAATCTTTTTAATTCTTCGCCTGAATTTGGTGTATACACATTTACTAAATAAAATTTAGTAAATTCGCAAGTAATTACTCTACCTTCTTGATCAAAATCATCAATACCATAGATTACTGTTTTAGGTTTTTTTTTAGTCAAAATACATGTGCCGCTATACCCTTTTTTAGTTATAGATGCATTCCAGTATTGATAATATTTATTATTTAAATGCTCATCAATATGTGACTGATCTACAGGTGAAGAAGTTTTAGTTTCACATAAACAAATTATATCAGGATCTTCGTCATTTATTAAATTAAATAAATCTTTTTTTTTAATCATTGATTTTATGCTATTTATATTCCACGAAATAAGTTTCATATTATAATAAGAAATATTTATTTATAATAATTTTTTGGTTAATAAATAATAAATTTTTTCATTTATAATAAGTTTTCTATTTAGTATAAAATTATTTTTAATAAATATATTTTTTGAAATTTCATTTTCTGCATTGCAATGAATATAATTTTGTTTTAATTTTGTGCATAAATTTATAGATTCGTTAATTAATTCATTTCCATAATTTTTATTTCTATAATTTTTATCTACACAAAAATTATACAAAAACATACCTTTTTCACCTTCCTCAAAATTATAACAATTATTATTTAATTTTTCTTTTATTATTTTTTCTTGCAAGTGTTTTTTATCAAGTAAACATATACATCCAACCATCTTATCTGCTACCATTTTAAGAATTATAATAGTATAATCGTCCATTGCAATATCATCAACAGAATTAAAACAAGATTTTATAAAATGATTAATTTTTGTTTTTTTTTTATCACTTAATTTAGAATATATTAAATTAACGTACATAATATAATATAAATATTATATTTTTAATTAATTACGCAAATATATATAAAATAAAATTAAATAAAGATATATTTTCAATATTAGCAATGGCAGAAATCAGTGTTATAACTAGAAATAACCAATTACAAAGCGGTGGAGGGTGTAAAATTTTTGGTGTTTATACAAATTTTGAAAATGCGATTGATTATATTTATAGTTGTTTACAATTAAAATTAATTAATACTAGTGATAATATTATTATTAATATTTATAAAGAAAATTCAACAATAATAATAAAAGAAATTAAGATTGATTTAGCCTTTATTATTACTAAATCATTAACATTTAATGTAGATAAATATTATAATGAATATAATATTGAATTTGCCGAAAATAAATCTATTCCTGATGCTGTTCCTGATGCTGTTCCTGATGCTGTTCCTGATGCTGTTCCTGATGCTGTTCCTGATGCTGTTCCTGATGCTGTTCCTGATGCTGTTCCTGATGCTGTTCCTGATGCTGTTCTTACAAAAACAACACCTATAATAATTAATAATCCAAACGAAAAACGGAAACAGGATAAACTAATTTCTAATGAATATTTAAAAAATCAAAACGAGTTAGGACAAACAAAAATTGATATAATACATAATATTAATTTATTAAAACAACAACAAACAAAAATGAAAGAAGAATTAGAAATTTTTGAAAATGATTTAAAATTATATAATATGTTTAAAGAAAATTTAATTGGTAGTCCTAAATTTGAAATACCATTTTTATTTCAAACTAAATTTGAAGTGTTTAAAAATTTAGAAAATAAAAATAAATTAGATTTAGATAATTTTAAATTATTATATAAAAAAGATAAAATTATAACTAGTTATGATAATTTATTTGATCTATCCCAACGTGATACATATAACGATGAATATGAATCAGATTCTGAAAGTGATTCTGAAAGTGATTCTGATTCGGAAGTTAATTTTACAAATGAATCGACAGAAGAATTATTATCTTTAATTAATTAAAAAAATAAATATCTATATTATTTGTAATGTACAGATATGAAGATATAAATATTCTTAAAACAAATATTGGTAAAATTAAAGATGACGCAATACGAATTTATAAAACTACGTACGAACCAACATTGGAGGAATATAAAAAAGTATCAACAGTTATTTTAAAATTTATAAAGGATAAAAAAAAAATAATTTACGGTGGTTATGCACAAAATAAATTAATTGAACATAAAAATATAGACGATGCTTTTTATAAAGATATTGATACTGCAGATATTGAATTTTATAGCCATGAACCACTTAAAGATTTAATTGAATTATGTAATTTATTACACGAATCTAATTTTAAATATATTCAAGGTCAAGACGCTGTTCATCTCGGTTCATATAAAATATTTGTAAATTTTATAAATTATTGTGATATATCATATTTATCAAAAAATATATGTGATAAAGCACCATACATTGAATTAAATGGATTAAGATTAATTCATCCAACTTTTATGTATGTTGATGTGTATCGTGTATTTTCAGATCCAATGACATCATACTATAGATTGGATAAAACATTTGATAGATTTATAAAATTAATAAAACATTATCCAATTGTGTCAGAAAATAACAAAATAATTATAAAAAAACATAATATAGATATGAATTATATTAGAAAAAAAATTATTCATAATTCAAAATTAATTGTTATTGGTGTTTATGCTTATAATTATTTTTTAAAAAAAACAGATGGAAATGTATTAGATATCAATTATTACGAATTAATAAGTAGCAATATTGTTAATGATGGTAAAATAATACTTGATAAATTAAATAAATTATATCCAAATAAAATCACAATAAAACAATATTATCCATTTTATGAATTTTTTGATCAGAAAATTGAATTTTTATATGAAAATAATGTAATAATTAAATTATATGGAAATAATCATCGCTGTATTGTTTATAATTATTCTGAAAAAAAGAAATGTTATTTTGGTACTTTTCAATTAGTTTATTTATATTTATTATCAAATTATATTTATTTTTTAATTAGTAATAAAAATATAGAAGCTACAAATTATTTAAATATGGCAATTAATTTAAATAATGTTAAAAATAAATATTTAGATGCTAATAATAAAACTGTATTGGATAACACTGTTTTTAAAGAATTTACAATGAAATGTTTAGGTGAACCTGTTGATTTAATAAGAGAAGGCAGATTGTCTACAAGAAAAGGTAAATCTACAAGATTTAATTATTATCCAGATAAAAGTAAAAATAAAGATATAAAAATACCAGATTTCAATTATCCAAATGCATCAGGTAATGAAATTGTAAATAATAAATATTTTATTATAAAAAAAAAAATATTATAAAAAAAAAAATATTATAAAATTATTGTTAGTAATAATAATTTTATAAAAAAAAAATTAAAAATTAAAATTTATAAAAAAAATGTCATCCTTTATATATACAAATATGTCTGGAAAAATTCTTAATAAAAAATACAGATTAGGTAGTTCAAGTGTGAATGATGTGAATGATGCCGATTTATATAGAAAATTAATTGGTGGTGCTAAAAAATCCTCTAAAAAATCAAAGAAATCTTCTAAAAAGTCCTCAAAGAAATCTTCCAAAAAATCAAAGAAATCTAAAAAAATGACTGGTGGTGGTGATGCACCCTTAGTAGGTGTTTACCCTGTCACAATTGAGGAATTAAAAAAATTAGGCGACACTTATGCATGGGATTCATCCATTGGTACCATGGGCGGATTTGTGTATATGAAAGCAGTGAAAGCAGTTGAAGCAGTGGAAGCAAGGGAAGCAAGTGTTGAAAGAAGTAATGTAGGAATAACCCGGGATAATATAGACGTCCCTAAATTAGTAGATGATAAAGACCTCATCGCAAAAATTGTAGCTGATAAAGACCAAAATAAAATGGAGAAAACTTCAATGGCATTACTAGATAATAAAATACTAGAAGGAACAGAATACTGGTGGTCACATGCAATGAATGGTTGGATTTACAACGTTGATGGCGTATACTATATGGCAGAATACAAACCCACTGCCCAAACTGGTGGCGCTAGAAAGAAAGCCAAGAAAGCATCTAAGAAATCCTCCAAGAAATCCTCCAAGAAATCCTCCAAGAAATCGAAGAAATCTTCCAAGAAAATGACCGGTGGTGCTAGAAAGAAAACTTCCAAGAAAGCTTCCAAGAAAGCTTCCAAGAAAGCTTCCAAGAAATCCTCCAAGAAAACTTCCAAGAAATCCTCCAAGAAATCAAAGAAAATGACCGGTGGTGCCAGAAAGAAGACTTCCAAGAAAGCTTCTAAAAAATCATCCAAGAAAGTTTCCAAGAAAGTTTCCAAGAAATCATCCAAGAAATCATCCAAAAAAGCTTCCAAAGAAATGATGGGTGGTGCCAGAAAGAAATCTTCCAAGAAAGCTTCTAAAAAATCATCCAAGACTTCCAAGAAGACCTCCAAGAAAGCTTCCAAGAAATCTTCTAAGAAATCAAAGAAAGCTTCCAAAGAAATGATGGGTGGTGCTAGAAAGAAATCTTCCAAAAAAGCTTCTAAAAAATCATCCAAGAAATCTTCCAAGAAATCTTCCAAGAAATCTGGCAAAAAAGCTTAAATATAAATAAATATTTTAAATAACTATTATTTTCTAAATTCATTATAATGAGTATACAAAATGATAGCAATATTGAAACAATAAAAAAAAAGAATATTGTATTAGAAGAGAATGGTCGTATTTTTCCTTTATGGATCATGCAAAATTTTAAAAAATATTTACTACCTGAAATAGTTAGAAAAGAAGGTGAAGATCCTTGTGACGAACATATTAAAAATGAATTAACATCATACCAAGAATTTGTAGGTAAATATTTAGATTATCGTTCACCGTTTAAAGATATTTTAGTTTATCATGGTGTTGGATCCGGTAAAACGAGAACTGCTATTAATGTTTATAATGTTTTATATAATTATACACCTAAATGGAATATATTTTTATTGATACCTGCTTCATTAAGAAATGACCCATGGTTAAAAGATATTGATAATTATTTAAATAAAGAAAATTATGAAGATAGGATGAAAAATATTGTTTTTGTACATTATGATTCACCTTATGCTGATAAAGATTTTTTAGATAAAATTAAAAATGTAGACAGTTCAAAACCTTTTTTATTTATAATTGATGAAGTTCATAATTTTATTAATAATGTATATAATAATATTTCAAAAAAAAAGGGTAAACGTGCACAAGTAATTTATGATTATATTCAACAAGAAAAAATAGAGAAACAAAATACAAGAATAATGTTACTATCTGCAACACCTGTTGTTAATAAACCATTTGAATATGCTTTAATATTTAATTTATTAAGACCTGAAACTTTCCCAACAAGTGAAAGTATATTTAATCAAATTTATATATCATCAAGTAATTTTGCATCTTTGAATGAAAATACTAAAAATATGTTTCAAAGAAGAATAACTGGTTTAATATCTTATTATTACGGTGCAACACCTGATAAGTATGCTGCTAAAATAATGCATTATAAAAATATAGTTATGGGAAAATATCAAGAAGAAATATATAATTATTTTGAAGAACTTGAAGAAAAAAAAGAAAAAATTAGAAGACGTATGCAAAGAGGTAAAGTAGGAGGAGATGATATGTCAACATATAGTTCATATACTCGTCAAGCTTGTAATTTTGTTTTTCCTACTATTGATAATTCAGTTACAGGTGAAAAAAGACCTAGACCAAGTCATTTTAAAATCGACGAACGAGATATTGAAACAATCGATAAAGATATAGAGAAAAAAACAGAACTTTTAAAAAAAAATAAAGAATTAAATGAATATGTAAAAGCAGTTAAAATTTATATTAATTCATTTATTAAATTTTTAAAAGATATTCATCAAGATGATAAAAAAAATAAACATACTTTACAAGACGATATTAAATTATTTAAGGATAAATATAAAAGTAAATTTACAAATTTTTTAGATAAAGAAAAAAACAAATCTAAATTATTTGAAAAATTATATATGTGTTCGCCAAAAATGGTTACTATAATTTTCAATATTTTAAAATCAAAAGGACCTGTCTTGATGTATAGTAACTATGTTGAAATGGAAGGATTACAAATATTTAAAATATATTTAGAATTTTTTGAATTTACAAATTATAATAAACAAGATTCTCAAGCTGAAACACAGGCTTATATTGAATTTCACGGTGGAATTGATAAAGAAACAAGAGAACAAAATAAAAAATTATTTAATAGTAAAGCAAATGTATATGGTAAAGTAATAAAAATTATAATGATTTCACCAGCTGGTAAAGAAGGTATTAATCTAAAAAATGTAAGACAAGTACATATTTTAGAACCTTATTGGAACGAGGTGCGTATTGAACAAATTATTGGACGTGCAATTCGTATTTGTCATCATAAAGATTTACCTATGGAAGAAAGAAAAGTCGATGTATTTAGATATAAAATGGTTAGAAAAAATCAAAAGGAAACAACGGATGAGAAATTAGAAAATATATCTAGAAAAAAAAATAATTTATTATTATCTTTTTCTGAAGCTGTTAAAGAAGTTGCGGTTGATTGTAATTTATTTAAAGAACATAATATGATGGGTTCAAAATATAATTGTTTTCAATTTAATGAAGAAGCATTATTTGAAGATAATGTTGGTCCCGCTTATAATAAAAAAATAGAATATGATCAAAAAATTAATAATGGATCTAATTCAAAAGAATCAAAAAGAATTAAAATAAAAGTTAGAAAAATAGATGCAGTTAAAAAATTAGAAAATAATGTATATTCTGAAATTAGTAAATTTTGGTATTATAAGGATACTGGTGTGGTGTATGATTACGAATTAAATTATCCTGTTGGGAAAGTATCATATGATGAATTAGGCAATGAAATTAAATTAGAGGATAATGTTTATATTATTGATAAACTAATTGATATACCAACATTTAAATTATATTAATCTATTTTCGTTATATATTTTTGAAAGATTTCTAATATTAGAAATATTTAATTTTATATTACTACCACCGTGCATTTGACCCATTTGCATTTGATCCATACCCATCTGCATTTGATTCATATTCATGGGCATTTGATTCATATCCATTTGATTCATACCCATAGGCATTTGACCCATTTGATTCATACCCGTAGGCATTTGACCCATTTGATTCATACCCATAGGCATTTGACCCATTTGGTCCATGCCCATTTGATTCATAGGCATTTGATTCATACCCATTTGCATTTGTGCCATTTGATTCATATTCATCTGGTTCATAGCCATTTGATTCATACCCATACCGGTTTGATCCATATTTAACATTTGATGTGAATTATTTTGCATAGGAATTTCGCTGGCAACATCCATTTGTTTATATAAATTATTATTTTCATTGGTTGACAAACCTCCTAATAATTTACCTATATTATTTACATTATTTATTTTACCATCTTGATTTAAGGGTACAAAAGTATTTATAAATAGTGGGTCAACATTCATATTTTTTTGTGATATATTTTGTTGAGGCATATTCATATTCATATTATTATTATTATTTTGCATAACAGGTTTCTCATTAAGGATATCTAATAGTTCATTTGTAGATTGAGATGAGGATGCTTCAGATGACTTAGAATTTAATGATTTATTAGTATATTTTTTAATTTTTCTAGTTCCTGTAAAATTATTTTTAGATATTTTAGTCATTATATACTTTTATAAAGAAAATTTAAAATATTTATAATTAAATATATTTATATTATTATGATTGATCTAAATATAATATTTACTAAAATATTATATTTAAAGATATTTTTTTATACTTTTAATCATATAATTAATTGATTTGATAATCTAATATTTTATAAAAATAATTTATTCTCTGTATTATTTATTTTAAATTTAGTATTTATATAATTTCTTTTAGTACGAATTTTAATAATTTCCCTTAATTCGTCTAATTCATCCAAATGTTGTCTATAATATTCTACTTGTTTCCATGTTTCATTTAAAATTGGTAAAATATTACTAAAAAATTTTCTATCTCTAACAATTGTTACATTGTGAGATTGTTCTAATTTCCAATAAACAATTTTATCAAAATAACAATCATCAATACCAACTCTTTCTTTACTCAATATGTTCATAGCCCATTCATTATATTCGTCTACCGACATATCTAATCTAGGCGGATAGATAAATTTTCCTTTCCATTCAATATTATCTTCCCATGTAGGATCTGTACTAGTATCTGGTATAAAATTTTTTGGTAAAAATTTTAATATTAATCCTTTTTTCAATATTTTATTTACTTTCATTTTTTCATTATTTATACCAATAGTATTTGCATCATATTCATTAACATCTAATAGATATTCTTCTCTATTATTATATTCAATTATTTTACATTGCCAAAAATCACATTCTTCCAAGTCACAACATTCAAGTTGTTGTTGAACTTGGCAATAATAATAAAAAGGGCAAATATGTCCAGGTATAATACCACTAGTATATAAATGTCGTGTTACAGTACATTTTATTTCTAACATTCGACCTAACATTTCACTAAATTTATTATCTAGTGTATATGCAGAACAAATACCATCAGGCGATGCACCTAATATTGGATATGTTTCACTTGGTAGAGCCCCAAATTCAGTAACTCTTATGTTATATATATGTTCATATAGCATTGTTGCAATAGGTTCATATTTTTTTCCATGATATACATTTTGATTATCATCAAATTTATGTGCAGGATCACATTTTTTAAGAATAAAACTTTCAACAGGTTGGTATGGATTTAAATCTATTGCTTCAGCGGTATCAGAAGCAGTTATTCTTAAATGCCTGTAATCAAACCATGCTTTTGTTCTTTGTTCGGGTTGAGGGGTTGCTAGTAATTTAGTAAAATGATCTTGTAATTTTTTATATTTTTTGGGTATTTTACATTGTTCAAACAAATTTTCATAATTTCTTAAACCAGTAAAATCTAAATTACTTTGTTTATCAATGGTAATTTTATAAGTTTTTTTAATAAATTTATCTAATAAAATATTGACTAAATCCAAAGTGATAAATTCATGTTTTTTTTTTAATTCTAAATATAATGTATTAATCAATTTAGTTTTATTATCAT